AATGCTAAAGGTGGTTTTATCCGTACATACAGCAAGGAGGCTCATGGAAAAGATTTTATGAAACTTGCAGAAGGGTATGCGGGTAAGATTGGTGGAAGTGTTCGTTGAACATAAACAATATGCCATCAGGAATTTATATAAGGACAGAGGAACATAAAAGGAAGTTGGGTTTGGTTAGTAAGGGTAGATCACATATTGTATCAAAGGAAGCTAGGGAAAAAATAAAGATATCTCTTACACGATATTTTAAAAATAATCCTTCCGCCAAGAAATTAATTAGTGAACAAATGCACGGTAAGAGATCAAATCATTGGAAGGGTGGGGTTTCGTACGATATGAAAACTTATAAAATAAATTGTCGAGAACAAACGGCTGGAAAAAAGAAGCCAGAACAGTGTGAATTATGTGGTTCGATAGGTGTGATTTGTTTTGACCACTGCCATAAAACAGGAAAGTTTCGAGGTTGGATATGTCGAAGATGTAATCTTGTTCTTGGAATGGTTAAAGATAATCAAGAGTTATTAGTTTCTATGGTAGACTATCTAAATGTTGGTGGTACAGTAAAATAGATCTTTGATAATTTATAAACTTCAACAACTTGGGGGAATTGATTAATGTCCCGCAGTGAAGTTTATGTTGAAGTTTGCTTCATTCGGAACATTAACCAATCCTCTCAAGGGTTGGTTTTCGTTTTAATAAATAAAGAGCCAATGGCTCTACACACAAATATATCCAATGGATAATGAAAAAATAGTGAGTGCTGAAGAATTAGCAGCCGAACAGGTTGCCCTTCAGGAAAGTAAGGAGGATGAAGTTCGCGACAGAGTTATCTCAGAGTATGGCTTCGATGAGGTGGACGATGCCGATAGAATTTCTAAAGCTGTTGCCAAGGAACTTGAACATTCTAAAAAAATGTCTCAAGCGATAGGGCAAAAGATTAAATGGCGAACTGAGGCTACTAAGCCAAAGGAAGCCGCTCCTGCCGAGGTGAAGAAGGACTATGTCCCTCAGACCCTTGATATAGGTAAGGCTGTGAAGCAGTCACTTGAAGAAGAATTTCTCGCTGACCTTGATTACTCTCCTGAAATTAAAAAGGAGATAAAGAGAGTGGCTGATATTACTGGAGTGACGGTCAAAGCAGCGCTTCGTGACCCCTACATAGTTGCTAAGATAGCGGACTACACAAAGGCTCAAGAAGTAGAAGAAGCTTCAATTAGTAAAACTAACCGACCAGGTGGTAACAAATCGTATTCTTTTGAGAATCCACCTAATTCAAACATGAACACACCGGAAGGTCGTGCAGAGTGGGAAAAATATAAGGCGGAGATGATAAAGAAGGGATATTAAGGACACTGCCTGGTTATAATAATTAACCAAAATGTCATTAACAGGAATAGCGGATTTGGCACCGGATTTTTGGGCACGAGAAGCGCAGCGTTCTCTCTTTGTGGATAACAAAGCGATGGCGATTGCGAATACCACACTCAGAAATTTGGTAGCCGGTGAAGGAGATACAGTGAACCGCGTAACGATTTCTTACCCTAATAACGTAACGTACGTACCAGGGACAGATATTACAGAGCAGGCAATCACTGGAGCAAAAGAATCTTTGTCAATCGGATCATACATAGCATCAAGAGTTACTATCGACGATACAGAGAGAGTACAAAGCATTATCGAACTTGGAACTAATATTTCCAACAAGATGATGAAGACGTTTAACAACGCGGTAGAGCAGGCAGTTATGGCAGAAGTTACAAATGCTATCTGGACACTCGACGACGGTGAACCAAACATTGCCGTCAAAAAATTTAGCTATATGCTGGAATCACTCGTTAAGTCTTTCGTACTCATGCCAAGAATGGCATAGTGAAAATCGGAAGAATAGAGTCAATCAGCAGGAAAGGTCTTTGAAAAGTTTGTATGTAGGGGGGACATCTGGTATACTATACCAATGTCAAACGGAAGATTTATAAAAGGACAAGTATCTTGGAGTAAAGGTTTAAAGTTTCCTGAAAGGTCTGGGGTAAATAGTCCCACATGGACAGGAGGCGAAGTAAAGTTACACTGTACTCTTTGTGAGAAAGATTATTACAAAGAAAAATGCAGTGTGTATCGTTCCAGATTTTGTTCGGCAGCTTGTAAAGCTAAATTTCATCACAGTGGTAGTAAGAACTGGAATTGGAAAGGCGGTATAAGCAGTGAAAAAGATAAACTTAAACATTCTGAACCCTACAAAACATGGAGATTAAAAGTTTTCCGAAGAGATTGGTTTACTTGCAGACTATGTAAATTTAGAAGCAAGGCAAGCAAGGCTCACGGAGATAAGACAAGTGATATACACGCTCACCATATTGAGACAATAAGGGATAATCCTGAACTTGCCACAAATGTTGAAAACGGAATAACACTATGCGTCCCATGTCACAGACTGACCTACGGCAAAGAAGAAAAATTTGCTAAGGTCTTCAAAGAAATCCTCAACGACTACATGCTAAACAAGGAGAAATCCTAAAGATATAGTCTGAACATACGGGAGATCGTATGAAGCCAGAACATAAAAACTGGCGATAACAAAATTGAATGTTGGCGGAACTACTGGATCAAACGCAGTAGTAAACACAAACACAGTTCCTCAGTTTTTCATTGCAGCAGACATTAAGCTAGATGCTATCGACGCTCCCAAAGCAGGACGAGTAGCAGTAGTTGGTAGTCACTTCCTTGGAATGTTGAAACTACAGCAAGCAGGACGACAGACTGTATTTGGAGATGGTGTTAACACACGAGGAGTAGTTGCTGAAGTTTTTGGTTGGGAAATTCTTTACAGTAACTCACTTCCGTATACAGCAGTTTTGAGTATGGTAACTCAACCTACAGATGGTGACACAATCACTATCGCGGGTGTTGTTATCACTCTTCACGCTACACTAATTACAGCAGGAACTACTTCAGGTGGTTGGGCTGACATTAGAACTAACGTAGACACAACTCGAACTTTCATTCGAGACCTTATTAACTACAACAACGGAACAGGTGGAACAGTAGCAGGTGTAGCAGGCACTGACTTTACAGATGTTTCAGCAGAAAACCGATTCTTGTGGCAGAAAAGAGGACTGAAAGCAGTTGATTCAGCAGCAGCTGACACTCTAACCATCACTGGTTTCGGTGACATTTCAGTATCAGAAACACTGACTCCAGCAGCAGACGGCTTCACATCAAGACGACAGGACTCACTCTTCTGTGTGAGAGGTTGTATTGATTTGATTGTGCAGATTCCTCCAAAGATTGAGGTTATTCGAGACCCAGACCAGTTTGGAGACATCGTGAAAGGTCTACTCGGCTACGGCAAGAAGACTTACGCAGATGGAGCACGCGAAATGGTCCGCGTAAAGGTAGATGCTTCAACATCAGACTGGGCTTAATAACTCTAACTAACTAACACTATATGAATAAAAACATAGCATTAGGAGTGTTAGGGTTACTAGCACTTGTCTTCGGTGGATTGTTCTTTACAAAGAGTGGTGAGGCACCAGTTTCCTACGGCGGTATGCCCTTTGTTGAAAGGCAAGATTTTCAGCAGGGTTTGACATCTGGTACAAGAAGCCAGTTTACAGTAAATAACGCGGGTAGAATGTCAGTGTTAACAACAGGTACAACAACGACGATATTTAAATCTTCATCAGCAACTCAAGGTTACTGTGTGGAGTTTAATGCGACGAGTTCTAATACCGTGTTAAACAGGACATACGCTGCGTCTTCAACACCGTCAGATGCAGGAGTTATATCTGTAGTTCGCTACGGAGCTTGTAACTAACACTTGTTTCACATTGCCCCTTAATGGGGGTAATGATGAGACCGGTGTGCATTAAAAATTAACTTAAAAAAATGAATAAAGTATTACTCACATTAGTATTTGTTTTGATAATCGGTAACACGGTGCATATGTTTTCCTCAGGCGGTAGTCGTTACTTTGGGGGTCTAGTTACTGGGCAAACAGCCAAGTATGCTACAGCGTCTTCATCGATTATCTCGTTCACATCGGCAGCGACAGCTCTGGCGACATCAACTTCAAGAACTAGGGATTACTTCAGGATGTCTGCTGTTTCTGGAACAGCATACTGCTTGATGACCGATGGACGTGCTGCGAGTGCATCAAACTATAGTTTCTATCTTTCATCCTCATCCCCTGTCTTCTCTATGGAGAACGGAGTATATCAAGGGACAGTGAGCTGTACTGGTACAGCCACAATCACTGTTTCCGAAGCTAATATTTAAGACTATGCCCGTAATTTCAGGCGAAGTAAATGACTTAGATTTATATTCAGATTGTCTTTTTCTCTGTGGGTTAGATGTTGCTGATACGACAAGTTTTCCTCTGAAAGACTTTATCAGAAGTGCTAACTTTACTATACAGAAAGTAACGAGAAAAATAATCAAGGCTAAGAACTGGCAACATAATGATTTCAATAATGCTACTGAACTAATTGACAGGTCTATTGACCTCATCAGTGGAACTAACAAATACGCTATTCTGATTACTTGGCTTCGCATAGGCTCTCCCGTGCGTGTGAAGGACTCTGCTGGTAATTGGATAACCATAAAACACAAGGAGAGGAATAAGATGACGGATAATGAATTACTTGCGACAGGTACACCTACGCATTACGATAAAATCGGTAACTTCATTTATTTGTTTCCTACTCCAAACTACACGTCTGCTGATTCTGTGGAGCTACAATACCAAACAGGTGCTACTGAACTTGCTTTCAACGCCACCACAACTGTTCCAGGGTTCCCTGTGCTGTTCCACAGAATTGTATCTATAGGTTCAGCTATTGATTATTGCCGTGTAAATATTCCAAGTAGAGTAGATGGACTAAAGGAGATGATGAAAGAAGAAGAGACAGATATGATCCTCCACTACGAAACACGAGATGATGACGAACAGCCTAACTTAGGAGTGCAAAAAAATGATTATGGAGAAATAGGCTTACTATAAAAACAATGCAACAAAACTTCCGTATCGTTATTAAAGATTTCGAGCAGTCTGCCTCGCCAACCGCTCACCTCGATTCTTTAACAGAGAAAGGAGGCCCTGGTGCGTACTCATCTGCCACTAATGTGGACGTCACCACACCTGGTATCTTAACTCAAGGACCAGGGCTTTCTACTCTTACTAACGGCACAGAAGCAGGAGCGATTACTGAGTTGGTGAATTACATCATGGATATTCCGACAGCCACAGATGTGGCTTACTGTATCGCCGCAACCAAGTTGCATAGGATAAGTGCTACCACGGTGACCAACTCCGGTGGAGTTTTTCCACGTACTATCACAGGAGCAACCTCAGGTTCTTCCGTTATAGAATTTCAAGGCAATGTTTACTATTTTTTCAATAAAGCGTCAGGAGCAGACATCGGTAAGTACGACCAAGTTACGACATTCGATGATGACTGGGGATCAACTGTTCCAACTGGTGCAGCTGCTCTTCAATCTGCTCCTCACCCTGTCGCTAAAAAAGAAGACATACTTGTCTTCGGTAACGGCAGGTATCTCGGCACGTATGTTTCTAGTAGTAACACGCTCGCACCAACCAAGCTCGACTTCGGTGTAGCCACAGAAGTA